ATCGTTAAACCAAAAATGATCACCTTCTCCGTAAATAATACCGTTGTCCATTCTCCAAGGCGTAGCAGTAAACGCTGCTCGACGCGCCTTCGGATATCTATTTAAAATAGAAGCGTAAAGCGTAGCGCCACCTTCATTATGAGGTACACGATGTGCTTCATCAATAAAAATAAAATCAGGATCAGGTATCTCATCAAGCACGCCGATCATACTTTGAATAGTAGCGTAAGTTACTACTGAACGTGTTTCTTTTTTATCAAGTCCCGCGCAAACTATTCCTGCAGAGTGACCAGTGAATACTTGAAAAGTTTTTGCGTTTTGTTTAACTAACTGTTGAATATGAGTGAGCACCCACACACGTTTGTTTTGCATTTTAAAGTGTTCAGCCATAGCCGCGATGATTAAAGATTTACCTGTTCCGGTGGCTAATTGAAGAACAGGATGATCTCCGTTAACTAATGATACTAGGGCTGTAGAGCATGCTTTCTGTTGATAAGGTCTTAATTTCATTTGATATTTCTCTCGTAGTTATGGGTTATGGAAGAAAACTATAGTTCACTTCTTTCAAGAAAGCAACCCCTTGAATAAAAAATATTTTTCGGCGCTTTCGGCGGCAACCGCCGATGATAAAAAATATTTTTAAAATTTTTTAAATCGTGGAAAGCCTAAGAAATATACGTTTGTTTCAAACGGTTAAAAATATTTTTATTAATTTAAAAAATAACGGTTGCCTTGCTGAAAAAAGTACGTATAATTCTTTTCAAGCCGAAAGGTGTGTGCAACAATATAACTAATAACTGAGGTGTAAAATGAAACGTGTATCAAAACAAAATTGGTTCGAAACACTCAACCAATCTCTCGAATCTGAAAATCTTACCGACTCTTGGCCACTTGGCTTGAACCTTTCTTACGGTGAAACTGTACGCATCGTTGCGGACGGTCGTCTCATCTCAGTTACCCGCGAAAACGACGGTCGTTACGAACGTCCTGTTCATTATAAAGTGTAGGGGAATTGACATGAAAGCAAATAAAACTAAATGGGTTCAAAAAATTCATGACCACGCTATGGCGCGGTATGAGAAAGGGTGGGACTGGATCATAGAATGCTATCCTCAAGAAGATGTATTAGAGTTGTTAGATGAAACGATAACAACTTATGATCAAGCTATTAAAGAACTCGGAGCATACGTGAAACTTCATAAAGAACAAGAAGAAAACTGCGCATGGGGAGAATGGTAATGAAAAAATTAACAGAATTGCAATACGAGATGCTTTGCAAAATTATTGAAGATGACTTTACGCCTTCTAACGGTAACACCGTTGAAGCACTTGAAGAAGGTTCAGACGGTTGCTTCACATACGTCAATCAGATCATTGAGTCAGCTCAAGATCGTGGAACTGCAACAAGTTTGATGAATGCAGGACTTGTTGGTCGTCACAATGCAGGAACCCGTGAGGACTGCATTTGGTTAACAGAAGAAGCAGTTGAAATTATGAAAGTTCGTTATGAACATAACGAAAGATTTTTAAATAATTAATATTTTCAGCGCGGTGTAACAGCCGCGCATTTTAGGAGAACGAAATGAACGAATTGAGCTTTGCTAGTATGACTACCCCGCAGCTGATCGCATTTTACAATCGTAATAATGAGACACCTATTAAAAGGTTTAGTGATCGTAAAACAGCCGAACGCCGCTGCATAGAAACTTTTAAAAATTTGATGTCAAAACAATCTTCTACTCAATCAGTAGAAAAACCTAATAATGATTCTATCAGACCTGCTATGAAGGAGTCATTAAAGTTAGATCGCACTATCATTTGTCTTAACACTAAGGATACTTGGAAAAATGCATACCGTATGTGGTGTGAACACAAAGACTGGATGACCAGTGCGCAGCAGGATCGTTTGACAGCCCAACTCTACGCCGCTGCAAAAGAAGGTGAGCAAGCTGTTATTGAAATAAATGATCGTAAATTTATGTTAGTTAATGTTTAGGAGATAAAGATGAACCTTGATCTGTTGAAAAATAAAGTGGTTATGACGAGTTCAGAATATTTAGCTTTTGCTATTGGTTTTGTTTTAGGCGCTGTGCTTGTCGGTTTTTGGGTTAATTACTCACACGCTAATTATAAAGAAGTAGTGAAAACCAACATCGGTGAGTTCATTATCAGTGAAGGTAAAATTTTCACTGTGTATGAAATGGAGAGAAGTGCGAAGGGTGACTTACAAGTGGGTGTAAAATGAAAGAAATACTTGAGTGGTTGATTAATCTTTGGGAAGGTGTGAAAATAGTTGCGTTATTTTTGATGTTTTTCTGGTTTGTTGGGTTGCTGGCTAGGTTAGCTTGGGGAGTTGTTATGATTGGTTGGGGAATGATATGAGTGGTTCAATTTTTGATGTTCATTCACTTGATAGAACTAAAGTACGCTGGGAAGAACATTTAGCTGATTACACGCCGTGGGAAAATCACAACGGTGTTTGGTTCAAACGTGAAGACTACTTTGCGCCGCTCGGTTACGGCGGTCCGAACGGTAGTAAAATGCGACAGTTGATCTGGTACGTTAATAGATTTAAAACTGGTAAAAATCACATCGTGACCGGAGCAAGCATACAGTCTCCTCAGTTGAGTATGAGTGCGATCGTAGGTTCACATTATGATTTACCTGCTCGTCAAATCGTTTACAGTAAACCAGACACCGTGTTGAGACACGATAACCCGCGTATAGCGCACGGCTTTGGAGCTGAGTTTGAATACGCTTCTGGTCCGTACAACCCAATCTTGCAGCGTAAAGTTGCTGATTTAACTAAGGACAGTTCACTAGTCGTTGAGTATGGCATAACCGTTCCGCATGACCGCTACCCAGAAGAAGATGTACGTAAATTTCATGAAGTAGGCGCTCATCAGATTTCTAATATACCGGATGAAGTGACGAAGTTGATTGTACCTGCAGGATCTTGTAACTCACTCACCAGTATCATGATAGGATTGATCAGAGACCCTAAAAACGTTCAAGAGTTATTTACAGTCGGTATCGGTCCTGATAAGCGTGACTGGATGAGAGAGCGGTTGAACTACATTGGTGTTGACTTAAACAAGCTGCCGTTCAAATGGGATCATTACAGTCTTCATGACACCGGTTACAGTAAGTATAGCGATCATTTTAACGGTGAATCATTTGACGGTATCAATTTTCATCCGACGTATGAAGCAAAGATGTGGCGCTGGCTTAGAGGTACTAATCAGATAACTGACAGCGGTAACTTAGGTTTTTGGATTGTCGGTTCTGCTCCTCAAATGAAAGTTATTGAACCTTTTTATACGAGAAAATAATTATGAAAATGACAGTTAAAAAAGAAGTTGAAATACCTAAAAGCGCTACGCATTACAGAGGAGACCCGCTGGACGTTGATGACGTTAGTTGGTTCAAAACGATTGAAGTTGCGGGAGTTCCTATTTGGTTCTTTTTAGGAGATCACGGTGTTTGGTTTATGTCAGGAGAAAACACTCCTGAAGGTTTAATTGAAATAGGAGAATGTGATGGATGATTTCAGACTACCTGAAAATCGTATGATGTATTTTGACAAGCTCTATAAAATGAATTTAGACAATGATGTCATGCCTGGACTCGTTTATCTGTACATGCCTGAGTTGGCGCGTATATTTAAATGGGACAATGAACAAAAACTCTGGTTTGCTTTTTTGAACGGTATGACACAAAATCCTATAACTTCATTACGGCTTTGGGGGATGCTTCCTAATGTTCCTCCTGCGGGATCTCGTTTGATGAGTTTTGAAAAGTTCTTTAATGAGAACTGGGATGACCTTCAATTTGACACTGATCGCCGGTATCAAAAGAAAGACACTCTGGCTGCTATAAAGTCTTATGCGAAGCTCGTTGAAGAACACGGTACTCAAGAGAAAATGCTGACCGGTAAATCGTATGCAGAACTTTGGAAACTGGTTAGTACTGGTTATAAGAGTTTCGGAAGGCTTTCTTCTTTCAGTTATTTAGAGTACGTGTATTTAAACGGTTTCGGTACTGACTGTGATGACCTGTTATTTGAAGATAAATCTGGCAGTAAGTCACATCGTAATGGTATGCTATTGTTGACCGGTCAAGATCATTTAGTCTGGGACAAACGCCAACCTAATAGTCATGACGGTAATTATGAAAATTTCAATAAGATGTGCAGTTGGTTAACGTCTGAAGCCGATGACTTTATAAATGATTTTAGCGAAGCTAATCCTACTGTTAAAAATGTCGGTAGGTTTACTTTAGAGTCTAATCTCTGCACGTTTAAAAATCATTTTTACGGTAGAAGATATCCAGGAGTGTACGCCGACATGGCTCAGGATCGTATTGAATGGTATGACTCACGTAGTTTGAGTTCTTGTACTTCTATTTTCAAAAAGATAAGAGAAGATCATTTACCAGAGTGGTTACGCTCAGAATGTAGTAAAGACAAATTAAATTTAAATCAGAAAGCTGCGTTTTTCACGAAGACCGGCGTTCCTTACAGAGCGGAGTATTTTATATGAAGCAAATTATATTACGGGTTGCCGGCACTTTTGGTTCCGGTAAAACGACATCAGTGCGTCAGTTTATAAACACGTATCCGAGTGAAGTGTTAAAAACAAATAACAAAATAGCCGGTTATCGATTAGATTTATCAGAAGCCGGTGTATTTGTTCCACTTTACGTTATCGGTAAATACGACAATGTTTGCGGCGGTACTGACTCTATAAACACGCAAGCAGAAATAGCAGATAGAATAATGAGAGCGCATCAGTACGGTCATGTGATTTACGAAGGTGCTTTAGTTTCTGCGAGCGGCTTAGCCGGTCAAGTGACACAAACGATTCATCCTACTGAGTGTGACGTTTACGCTTTTTTAGACACCCCTAAGGAACTTTGTATTGAGCGCGTTAAATCTAGACGATTAGCTGCCGGTAATGACAAAGAGTTTAACCCTAAAAATTTAATTGATAAATTTGATTCTGTCGTTAACTGTTATAAAAATTTGAAAAACGCCGGTGGGTATGACGTGCGTCTTATAGATCACACAAATACTCATGAACCTTTACTTAATATAATTAGAGAATACGAAAATGATAGATGAATGCCCATACCCACGCCCAACGCCGGAAACTGTTCGATCTCTTGAAGGGTTGTTGTATTTTATCTGGGAAAGAGAAGCTATACGACTTGCCCGTGAAAACGGATACGAAGCTCCTTGGACTGCTGACATTGTGTTAGACAAATATAAATTTACTAACATTCATCGCAGTGACGACCGTGTTTCTAAATGGATCATAGAAAACGTAATTGACCTGTATGAAGATCGAGCAGATTTGTGGTTTACCCTTTTGATCGTTAGACTTATAAATTGGCCACCTACCATAGCGGCTCTTTTAGAAAACGAAGTTATCCCGTGTTCGCCTTCTGAGTTTGATGCAGAGCTTTTTGAGTCAGTGTTAGAGTCTTTAAAAGAAACCGGCGGTAAAGTTTACTCTGGCGCTTACATGCTTTATCCGACTAAAATGGAGCCAGGAGGTAACAAGTCAAGAGCCGTGGCAAAATATATCATCGGTGACGCTGTTTTGAAAGCTGATGATATACAAAAAACACTGCAAGGTGACGGTCTTACGATTGAACGATTTGTCAACGCTATGAGTAGATGTTTCGGTATAAGCACTTTTATAGCCGGTCAAGTAGCTGCTGATTTGACGTACTCAACAAAGCACCTGTGCTTCGCTGACGATCTTTTTGAATATGCACCAATCGGACCAGGAAGTTCACGCGGGTTAAATTACCTATTTAACAGAGCACCGAGCGCCGGTTGGACTCAAGAAGAGTTTAATCTCAAATTGAGACAGATTTTCAAATTGATACTTGATCATTTAGAAATAGATGACATGACGCTTCACGACGTGCAAAACTGCATGTGTGAGTACAGTAAATACTGTAGAACAGTATTAAATGAAGGTAAACCCAAAACGCAATATAAACCAGAAACGGAGTTTTAATTATGGAAATTAACGTTCGTAATGTTAATCAAGCATTTAGTGAGATATTTTGGCATCTCAAAACGCTTAATTTAAAACCGGAAGAAACTCGTAACGGACCGGCGTTAGTGTTCCCTGAAACAGTTTTGACCACGTACAGGTATCCCTGTGAGCGCGTCTTATTTGATAAGAAAAGAGACGCTAACCCTGTATTTCATTTGATGGAGTCAATATGGATGCTTGCAGGTCGTAATGATGTTTCTTTTTTACAACAGTTCAATAAAAGAATGGTTGATTTTTCTGATGACACAAAAGTGTTCAACGCCGCTTACGGTCATCGCTGGAGAAAACATTTCGGATTTGATCAAATTGATGAAGTGATCAAATTATTACGACGTGAACCTAACAGTCGTCAAGCCGTAGTGCAAATGTGGGACTCGGAAGATTTACATAAAAAGACGAAAGACAAGGCGTGTAACACTCAAATCGTATTTGATATACACAATAACAGGTTAAATATGACAGTTTTCAACCGTAGTAACGATATTTGGTGGGGAGCTTACGGCGCTAACGCTGTTCATTTCAGCTTTCTTCAAGAGTTTGTAGCGGCTGCTTTGAGTATGCACGTCGGTGTTTATCGTCAGATGTCTAACAATTTACACCTTTACACTGAGCTTTACGACATCGGTAATTATTTATCTGTACCGCCGAACGCAAAAGAATATGACTATTATCTTACCGGTGTTGTCAGACCGAAGCCGATACTGCTCAATAGTGAATACAAATTGTTTCTATTTGAGTGTGAACTGTTTTGTCAAGACCCGTTTAATGAGCGTATTCGGTATGCAAACCCATTTTTCTGGCAAGTTGCTCACCCGTTAGCTATGATCAGTAAAATGAGAAAAACAGGCGCGGGAGACGGTAAATACTACGCGGCAAAGATACAAGCAGATGATTGGAGACGCGCTGCTTTTGAGTGGATAGATCGTCGAGATAAAAAACAACGTATATTAGAAAACAGCGTTGAAATGAATAAAGTAAATTCTATTTTGAGTTCGACATATGATAGAAAATAATTTGCTTTTACGTAAAAACATGACTATAATTTTTAAACATAACTACTAACTGGAGAACTTTATGAAAGAAACACTAGATTTTATCATCGCCGGCGCTGAAGTAAAGCGTTATCACACTGTCACTACTTTAATTTCTGAAACTGTCGGTCATCATTCACACGGCGTGGCTATGCTCTGTTTGATTTTCAAACCAGACGCTGATCGTGATCTTTTATTTGCAGCACTTTGTCATGACCTCGCTGAGCATCAAACCGGTGATATACCTTCTCCTGCAAAAAGAGAGTTCGGTATCGGAGGAAGAGTTGATGAGTTAGAAGAACGTCTCATGAGTCATGTCGGTATTTACATGCCTAAATTGTCAGCTGAAGACAAACGTGTTTTAAAATTGTCTGATATAGCTCAAGGCGCTCTGTTTTGCGCACGTGAACTTTCACTAGGTAATAAACGTATGCGTTCTATATTTGACCGATACATTAGCTATGCTGAAGAAATGTCATTAGACGGTAGAGAACGGCAGATTTTTAACTTAATTAAGGAGTACGGAGCATGAGTGCTGCTAATCAAAAACAAATCGGCGGTACGCATTATAAACGCGGAGGAGAAGAACATTGGGATCGTGTTAATCGACTTAATTTAAATTATTTTCAGGGTTGCGCAACGAAGTATATTGAGCGTTGTTATTTGAAAGGCAATCCTGTTCAAGATTTAAACAAAGCGATACACTATCTTGAAAAACTCATCGAAATAGAAACAAATCGCGTTGAAAATGAGTTAGTAGATATGTGCGGATACGTGGATCAAGACCGATGAGTACGTGGGCGTTTGATACGGAGACGTTACCCAACCGGACTCTGTTTTGCGCTAAAAACATAGAAACTGGGGAATGGTTTGATTTATGGCGTCACGAAACAGGCGCTCCCGAAAAATTAAAATCATTTATAAACTCAAGTGCTGAGACGTTAGTCGGTTTTAACAGTCGATCATTTGATAACATTATTGTAGCTGCCTTTTGTGCCGGTAGATCTGAAATTGAAATAAAGCGCATAGCTGACGATGTGATCAATAATCGTTTGAGATACTGGGAAGCTATGCGTAAATTTGATTTATTTGACGTCATGGGAGATAATATAGATTTGATAGAAGTGTCACCTTCTTTTGTCGGTTTGAAAGCGTATGGCGCAAGAATGCACATGCCTAAGTTACAAGACATGCCGATAGCTCATACTGACATGATAACTGAAGATCAAGAAACAGAGATATTAGAATATTGTCACAATGACGTTGACACGACTGAAGAATTACTCAGACAACTTGAAAGTGAAGTGTTGCTTAGAGTTGAAATGAGTCGTAGGTACAAAGTAGATATGCGTAGTAAATCTGACGCTCAAATGGCAGAAGCTGCGTACGTGACTAGTATGGGTTTGAAGTATACTAAGAATAAAATACCGGAAACGATACAATATACACCGCCTTCGTTTTTGAAATTTAAAACTTTTAAACTTCAACAGCTTTTAGATAAAACAGCGAGTCATGTTTTTGAAATGAACCCAGTGACCGGTCATGTTAAATTACCTGAGTTTTTAGGATCTGAGATTATAAGTTTCGGTACGGGTTCTTATCAACTAGGAGTAGGTGGAGTTCATAGCGTTCACGATAAAAAAGTGTGTCACATAGCAGGAGAAGATTACATATGTGACATTGACGCGGCTTCTTTTTATCCTAGTATTATCTTAGAATGCGGATTTGTCCCTGCGTTATTAGGTAAACAGTTCGTAGATGAGTATCGTAAAATTTATGAGCAGCGTCTTGAAGCTAAAAGATCAGGTGATAAAACGACGGACGCTACTCTTAAAATTTCGTTAAACGGTACGTTCGGTAAACTAGCTAGTAAACACTCAGTGTTGTACTCTCCTGATTTGATGCTAGCAGTAACATTGACAGGGCAATTTACACTGCTCATGTTGATTGAGTGGCTTGAAACAGCAGAAATTGTCACGCTTTCTGCTAATACTGACGGTATTGCTATCTTCTTTAAAAAAGATCAGAAAACGTTAGTAGAAAAAATAGTAGATGAGTTTAGTAAAATTTCTAAGTTTAACTTTGAGTACACTTACTATCGAGCTTTAGCTATGAAAGACGTTAATAATTACATAGCGATCAAGCAAAATAGACAGTTGAAAGTTAAAGGTATTTACGCACCCTTATCACTTAGAAAAAACCCGACAGCTCAAGTTTCAGCGGACGCTGTGGGTCAATGGTTAGCTCATGGGTCATCTTTTGAGTCTACTATTTATAACGCGCCGTTTACTGATTTTATCAGTGCTCGTAACGTGACCGGCGGCGGGCAGCAAAACGGTGTTTACCTAGGTAAAGTGGTACGTTGGTATCAATCTACAGATACGGATAACGAACCAATAAAATACGCGTCAAACGGTAATAAAGTACCTAAAACAGAAGGTGCAAAGGCTTGTATGACGTTACTTGATAAAATTAAACATCCTGAGGATTTAGATTATGAATGGTATGTTAAAGAGGCGATAAAAATAGCGGTGGCTGTGGGTTGTTCAAATTATTTAACAGCAGAGCAATTACAATTAATAGCTCCTCCACCTAAGAAAACTAGGAAACGTAAAAATGAATGATACAAATCAAAAAACAGTGTTCGTAGTTCAAGTTGATAACAACAAAGATCTATCAGACGCTAAAAGATACGGAGTACTTAGAGCCGTATTCGGAAACCCGAAGAAACCGTACAATACTCCTAATATGATTTCTAAAGCTCGTAGAGTTTTGAAAGACTGGAGAGCAGGAGATTATTTATTGATGATCGGCGATCCTACGCTTTGCGGCGTTTGCATGTCGATTATAACTGAGTTAGATGATACGGTTAATGTGTTGAGTTGGGATCGTAATTCGTTTCAATATGTACCTCAACACTGGGAAATGTTTAATAGTGGTAATTTTAATGATGAAACAGCGGACGACTAACCGCTTCAATTAGAGGAGAACAAACATGTCAAATTGGCAAGAAACGCTCAGAAAGGGCAAACAAGATGTTCCTGCTCGTATTTGTATTTACGGCGGACACGGTATCGGTAAATCTACTTTAGCGAGTAAGTTTCCGAATCCTATTTTCATCAGTACGGAAGACGGCTTGGATTCACTTGACGTTATCAGTTTTCCTCGTGCAAACACGATAGAAGACGTCGTTGAAAGCATCAAGACGTTGATTAAAGAAGATCATGACTTTAAAACGGTCGTTATTGACTCAGTGGACTGGTTAGTAGAACCTTTAATCACTCGTAGCGTAGAGTCAAGCCATGACGCTAAAGATCTTGCTTTCGGTAAAAGTCAAATGTTTGTTGCTGAAGAGTTTCGTGAGATACTTCAAGGCTTAGATGCGTTGCGTTCTAAACGTCGTATGAACGTTGTTTTGATCGCTCATGCTGCCGTCGTTAAATTTGAAGATCCTCGTACTGAACCGTATGATCGTTATCAACCCAAGTTACCTAATCGCTGTAACGCCTTGTTACAAGAGTGGGCAGACGTACTCGCGTTTGCTGCATTCAATGTGATTATTCGTATATCTGATGCAGGTTTTAATGCTCAGAAATCACGCGGCGTTACTACTGGTGAGCGATTGCTTCACTTTGTAGAAAATCCCGCGTTTGCTGCAAAAAACAGATATTCATGTCCTGAAGATGTTGAGAT